ATGTTTCCTACTGCTTTAGTGTCCATAATGAAAGAAGTATTCTTCATTTCACCACGACCTAATTTTGCGATGTTGTCCGCATTTTTTTCAATTTGCTCACCTAAAGTGGCATTGAAACCTTTAAATTGATTTTCGTTCATTGTTTTACGATTGCTTTTTGCCTCTAATTTGTCTGCAGCATCTTTAACTACAGAGATTTGAGATTTTAATTCTTCTAATTCAGTTTTTAAGCCTTCTACTGCTACTGCACTTTCAGCTTTTGCATTTTCGATTGCTCCAGATACTTCTGTTTTGATGCCTTCGAATGCACTTTTAATTTCTTCTACCATTAGTTGAAAATTTTAAATGATTGTAAATATTTGTTTACCTCTAATTCAATGGAAACCATCGGGTCATCTTCATCTTCCAATGCCTCATCTTCTGATTCACCTACTGGTTGCAACTCAGTTGGAGCATCTACTGGCGGTTGTTCTTCCGAAGCGACTGATTCATCTTCTTCCATCTCAGCGAGATATTGTTGTAATTGCTTGAGCTTTAACTCTAACAAACCAAAAGTTTCATCAGTATAGAAACCATTTCTCAATGACTTGATAGTTTTAGCTATCTCATCGATTAGAGTTGACTTGATTTCAGACTTAACCATAACGGTTGGAGTATTAGAATTGGCACCCCATAAAACTGAGGAACCTTCAAACAATTTAATTTCTTGAATCTCGTTATATCCAGATTTAGCTTGAGACTTTACAGTCTGGAATCCAATGCTATGCTCTGTGATATGACCGTCTTTATACAACTCATAAGTATCTCTACCTAAAGTTGTATTAGGCATCTTAACGATTGCCTTTAAACCAAAAGCATCTTCCACCAATTCCTTTGGCTTCGCTACTGGTTTGTCTGTAGAATGGTTGAACAAGTGCCAGATTCTATTCTTTGCTTGTGGGCCATTCTCTTTAATAGACTTTGTAAATGAGCCTGGCATGATTACATCGCCATCTCTATCTACATTACCAAACGCAGAATAGTAAACCTCAATGGTTCTTGTGTCATCAGCCATATCGACTGGTGCACCACTAACTGCTTTCTTGTTATAAAAATTACTCATATATTTTTGTTTAAGCAATAAACACAGTACAACATCTACAGTTACAATTATTCATTGCACCTCCGTTTGCATCATGTGCGTATTGCATCTCAATTACTCCTCTTTCTGGCGTATTCACAAGGAACGGCTGATTAATCGGTATTCTTACTCCTCCTGCATCTGGATTGGTTTGTCTATCCAATGCTCGATGCCAACTTCTGTACCTATTATTCTTAGCAGGATAATCTGCTGCCACCCATTGCTTCAGCAAAGGTATGTTAACAAATTTAACTGCACCCATCATACCAGCACTTAATGCTTGATGTGATTCCGTTCTTGCAATCAGCAGACTCCTTGCGTTGTTAATTTTACCTTCTTGTAGGTTTTTAATCGCAAGTGAATTAACCTCGTTAAGACTCAAGTTGTTTTCTTGTCCGTATCTAATAGAGCCGTTCAATATCCTTGTAATCTCATTCTTGGTAGTATTTTCAATTCCGTACATCTTAGTTCCGCTATAGGTTGTCCAATAAGACAACATAAAAGCCAACCATTCATCCATGATGTTCAGAGGGTCTAAATCTACTGATTCTGCTTTTTTAAACTTGTCAAATATCTTTTCATACGTCATGGCAGTATATCCGCCAGTCGTCTCGTACAAAGTTCGTAAAATATTATTAATCTCTTTGCCGTCAAATAACGCATTCTGATTGTTGATAGTTTGCTGAACTCCGTAGTCCTTAACCAACTGAGCAGCCTTGTCAAAGTCAGATTGTAAAGCAGCCAATATTTTAGGCTGATACTCTCTTACTGACTTCCTTGCAATCTTTTGCTGCAAAGCGAACTGCTGAGAAGGAGTAACTATCTTAGCCATTATTCTTTTCCGTCTATAGCTTCAATCATTTTTCCTGCTGCTGCAAACACACCTTTTAGTCCGTTTTGTGCCGACCTTTGTCTGATTGCTCGTAATCCTTCCCTATCAACTGTTTTAAAATCAGAAGTATATATGTAGCCATAGTGCCCTTTAGTTTCTTTGTCCATAGCGGTATCAACACCTAAGAACCATTTAGAGAACTCATCCCATCCATTCTCTTCGATATAAGCATTCTCCATCTCTACAGATGGTCTTTCCCAAGATGATGGCTTAGTAACGTCACCACTTGAGATTAAGCTGTTTGCATGACTGATACCTTTTGGGTTAGTCTTGTTTACTCGCTTCTCTGATAAATTATCTTCTACAACCTTAAAGGCTTCATCAAATGACTTAAATTCCATTTTTTAAATTTTTAACTGGTGGGATATTGTAATCTCCTTGTTGTTGAGCATCTCTTGGGTCTTGCAACATAGTAAGCTCATCGATAGGTAAGTAACCTGCTGGGATAAAGATTTCATCCATAGCTGGGTCTAAAGAAGTATCGTAACGCATTGCTGCTCTTTTCTCGTTAGGAGTAATCCACCAAGACTGAGATAAGATACCAGAAAGTTCCTTCATGTCCTCTTGTAACTCTGGGAACACTGTAATATCGAAATCGATATAGTAGCCATTGCCAATTTCAGTTGCAAAGAATCTATTGAAAGCATCACGAAGTGCCACTAATTCTGGAAGTACTACTTGCGTAAGCATTTCCTTCTTAGCTTCTTTCATGTTGTTATAAGTCTTGTTATCTGGGTCGTTAAACAACGCAGAGTTTACACCGTACACATTACAAAGTTCTCTAAGGGTAACTTTCTCAGATTCTAAAAGCTGAAGGTCGATAGGAGATAATCCCATGTTAACCCATCCTAACTTAGCACCAGCAATCAAAATCTTACCAGCGTTCTGAACGATTTGTCCTTGGCTCTTAGTTCCGTACTGATTGTAGAAATCTTCTTTTAACTTACCAGCTTCTTCTTGTCCAAAGTTGTTAGACTCATCAGCATACAAGATACCTTTAGGGCCTTGATTCTGTAACATACCAACCGAAGTGTCCTTCGCATCGTTGCTACGCTGAACAGTTCTGTAAGCAGCTTGTAAAGGGCTAAGACCGTATAGTTGATTGCCGTTAGTGTCAAAGTAAGGGTTGAAGTATTTTAGATGGATTACGTCTTTCGCATCTAAATAATCCCATCCAACAAGTGTAAAAGAATAACCTTCAACCCCATTGATAGTACCATCAGATATGATGGCTATGTACTGCGGAGGGAGCACGACTAATTCTTGAACTTTACCGCTTTCTAAACGGTTAGCCCATACAAAAGAATTGCCGCAAATAAGTTTATAACCAATAACGCTTTCAATAAACTCAGAAAGAGATTGATAAGGGTTTGGTTTTTCTAATAAGATATTTAATGGGGAATCAGCAATCTCACTTACAGCCTTTACTCTCATTAACTCTGCTTTCGCCAAGTCTTGAGTAGTATTTGAGTTTTTAGTGAGTGCTTCATATCTTGTAAGGGATTTCTTATCCTTTACCTTGTAAACGTAAAATGGAACAGTAGATACAGTTTTTGATATACGCTTAATGATGGCGTACACCTCACTATTGTTTTCGTAGTCAAGTACAAATTTTCTTTGGTTAAGTTCTGGATATAAAGTTCTTCCAGCAAGTAATCCTCCAAAATCGGCAAATGGACTGGTAACTTGTATCATTCCATTAGGAGCTTGTGCCTTTTGTTGAAAAGGGTTAATGGCTCCGAATATGTCAGTTAATTTCACGCTATATGATATTTTTACAAAAGTAACAAATTTTTAGCCTACACTACCCAACCTCTTTTCGGTTTGGCAAATTTTGAGTATATGGCATACCTCATGGCATCCATCAAGTGGTCTCTAAACTTAACTGGTTCATCCAACGTATTGCCATCGTTGTCAGTTTTCCATTTATAGTTTTTAAACTCATCCAACAAATCTAACGAATCGCTTTTAACTATCAGTGGAAATGACTTTACCTTGTTGATACCAGCAAAAACGTCTTTAACGGCCGATTTAAGGCTAAATCCAGCCTTATTAATCTCAGCTATAGTCTTGGGTTCAGCAGCATCAGCGAATATCTCTGTACGCTTGTCAAAGCCAAAAGCTTTTAACCTATCGATGAGTAGTGAGGTAGACATTTTAGTTTCGTAGATGAGTTGCTCCACAAACATCTCGTTATCGAAGTGTTTGATACGCACCAGTGCGGTTTGATTGTTGTAGCCAAAATCCAGTCCATAAAATATTTCCCCTCCTTCTGGGAAGTTTCGTCTGCGTTTCCAATGAGTATAAATAGTTGCTTCTGATATTGCTCTTTCGCCTAAACCATAAACTCTCCAATATTCATGGTCGGCATCCTTTAGTCTCTCAATCTCCTCCACCAAAGATTTCTCAAGGAATGGGTTGTCTTTGTAGGTAGTGATGGTAAAATCAGTATCTTCTCTGGTAATTACCTTGTCGTATATCCAAGAGTAGTAATCTGAAGGGTTATAGTCAATTACAATCTTATCTGTGGTTCTTAGTGCTAATTGCATCCAAGATTCGTAGTTTACCTCGTTGGCCTCATTAATAAACAGATAGTTTCTTTTACGACCTCTTATTTTTTGTGGCTGGTCTGTAGAGACAAACTCTACGGTATTGCCTCCTAAGAAGTAAAGATTTTCTGACTTGTTGTGCTTTTCTTCTGAGTATAGGCCATATTTCGACAGAATTTCTATAAAGTCTCTCATTACTGAGCCTTTTATGGATGGCAACGATGAACGGCAGATAGTTAGTGTCTTCCCTTTTTCTTGTAGCAATTTTACGATAAACCAGGTCAATACATTGTAGGTTTTGCCAGACCTTGTTCCGCCTTGCATAACAGATATTTTTTTTTGGCTGTTTTGCAGTATCTCGAAAACGATGTTTGTGGTTACGTTCATAGGGCATTAGGAAAAAATTAAAAAATTGGCTTTGGTAAAGCGAAACTAATACTTTTTGGTTTTATAGAGGGTAGGCCCCTAACATAAGTCAGAAATGGCGTTTTTTGACTTATGTTCTAATTTTGGTAGTATTACTACTTATTTAAGCACAAAGTTTACCAATAGAAAACTTTATCAATCAATAAACCTTGATTTATCAATCATTACTCCTCGAACTCATCTTGGTCGTTCATATCCAACAACTCACCTTTGCTATGGTCATATAACGGAATCTCTGGTACCTCTGAAGCCAATGTGGCTGGAACAGTAAAGCTGTTATCTTTCTGAGTATCGAAGTTTATTATATTCTCATCACCATCGAGCTGCTTCTGCAAGTTAGGTAATTCTGATGGCTTCACTACGTTCACAGTAATCTGCTTCACCACATCTCCTTCATGAGCCACCTCAGTCTTTTCAATGTACCCTCTTCTCTTGCCCTTAGTTTTTAGCAAGAACATGGTGGCTAAAGTATCACCCTTGGTAATCCTCTCCATCAATTTATGCTCTCCCCAGTCCAACATAATCTCCTCTGGCTCTATTTCAGCTAAAGCCTTCTTAAACTCAGTATCATTCTTCATCCAATTCTGATACATAGTCCTACTAATCCCACACGCTTGACAAGCAATGGTAATATTTCCAAAATTCTCCCTATAAGCAATGATAAATGCTTCTTTTGTTATGTCC